TTCTTCGGTGGGTTCGGGAGGTTTGCCCCCTTCTTCTGCGTGTCCACGATATAATCTTTGTATTCTGCCTTGATGGACTTTGTAAGCTCGTCAGCTCCTTCAATCTTGCCGTCTTTGAGCTTGATATCGGAAATCTGCTTTGCGCTCGCCCTTACTACCAGATCAACCAACTTATTGGAAACTCCTGCATCAGTAAGCAACTGCTTGTAAGCGTTTTCTTTCGCTGTAAGCTCTGCCGCCTGTGCCTGATCGCTCTTATACTTTTCAAAAGCATCATGCTCGGACTCATACTTGGTTTTCCACTCGTTTTCCTTGTCGCTGTTGCCCTTCTGAGCTTCGGCAAGCTGAGCCTTTAAGGTGTCACGCTCGGTCTTGATTGAGTCTACCTCAGCGTGTGCTAGCTCAAGAATCTC